TTCTACTCTCAAAGTTGCACGTGAAAGCATAGCTTTAGTTTATATAGACGCAACGCAAGGTTGGATTGCATATTCTGCTTTTAACGCTACAAGTTTGGGTCAAACTTATACCGCTTCGTATTTAATTGTTGGCGGTGGCGGGAGCGGGGGGCTTACTGGCGGCGGCGGTGGTGCTGGTGGGTTACTAACCTCAACAACAACATTAACACCGGGGACAACTTATTCATTTGTTATTGGTGGCGGCGGCGCTGCAACAAGCGGCACTGCTGGATCTAGTTCAACTGGCTTTAGCCTTACCGCTGTTGGTGGTGGTTACGGCGGCTCAACAGGCGGGATTAGCAATGGTGGTGCAGGTGGCTCTGGCGGTGGCGGTGGAGCGCAAGCCGCTGGTGGATCAACTGGCGGCGCTGGGACCAGTGGTCAAGGAAATTCTGGTGGTAATGGCCTAGCACCAAGCCCTTACCCGACAGGCGGTGGCGGCGGCGCGGGCGCTGCGGGCCAAACGGCACCATCTTCAGCACAATCCGGTGCTGGCGGTATTGGCGCGCAATATTCTATCAGCGGTGCTTCTGTCTATTATGCGGGTGGCGGCGGCGGCGGTGCCGTTACTGGCGCGGGTGTTGGCGGCGCAGGCACGAGTTCTACAGGCGGCGGCGGTGCAGGCGCAGTAAATTCTTCCAGTACGGGCGTTGCTGGTACTGCAAACACTGGCGGGGGTGGCGGCGGTGGCGGAACCGCAGCTACAACAGGTGGGAGCGGCGTTGTTATTATCAGCGTGCCATCTGCTAGTTATTCTGGAGTTTATAGCCCAACGAGTGCGGTTGTAACAGGCTCCATTGCAACTACAGTTCTTACTGTATCGGCTGTCACATCTGGAACACTCTATGTTGGGCAAACAATCTCTGGAACTGGTGTAACCGTAGGCACAACGATTATATCTTTAGGCACGGGAACTGGTGGTACGGGAACTTACAACGTCAGCGCGTCACAAACAGTTGCGTCCACGACGATTACAGCCACCGGAAGCGTGACAGTTACTACATCTGGATCTAATACAATACTCACCTTTAAATCATCCGGGAGCTACACGGCATGAGCCACTTTGCAAAAGTCTGCGATGGCAAGGTTGTCCAAGTCATCGTTGCGGAACCAGAGTTTTTCGATACCTTCGTCGATAGCTCGCCGGGGCAGTGGCTCCAGACTAGCTACAATACCCGTGGCAACGTTCACTATGGTCAAGATGGCCCAGATGGCGGGATAGCCCTGCGAGGGAATTACGCTGGAATTGGCTACACTTACGATGCAGCTAACGATGTTTTTTATGCTGCACAACCATATCCATCATGGATTTTGGATCAAACGACATGGCTGTGGGAATCGCCTGTTGCCTATCCAACTGATGGATTGCGGTACGCATGGGATGAGCCTACGACAGCGTGGGTTGAAGTTTCGCAAGTTTAACATTTTGTGAGGGGGCAAAATGTCACTGAAAATATGCGTGTACGCCATCAGCAAAAATGAAGCGCACTTCATACCGCGCTTCTGCGCATCCGCCGCAGATGCCGACATGATACTCATCGCCGATACGGGGTCTGACGATGGTCTTCCGGAAAAAGCAGATCAACATGGAGCGGTTGTTCATCATATTGGCATATCTCCTTGGCGATTTGATCTGGCGCGCAATGCTGCTTTGGCGCTGGTTCCGCGAGATATGGATGTCTGCATTAGCTTGGACATCGATGAGGTGCTTCAGCCGGGATGGCGCGAGGAGATAGAACGTGTCTGGATCAAGGGAGAGACTACCCGCCTCCGTTACATGTTTGACTGGGGATGCGGCATCAGCTTCTACTATGAGAAGATCCACGCCCGAAACGGATACCATTGGCACCACCCATGCCACGAATATCCTGTACCTGATGGACGCATTGAAGAAGTCTGGGCGCAGACCGACTTCCTCATCGCGGTCCATAAACCAGACCCCACGAAAAGCCGGGGACAGTACATGGATCTATTGGAGCTTTCCGTAAAAGAAGATCCACAGTGCCCCAGGAACGCTTTCTATTATGCACGTGAGCTTAGCTTCAATGCTAGGTGGCAAGAATCTATTGATGCTTGCAAGAGCTATCTAGCATTGCCCCGCGCCACGTGGATGAACGAACGCTGCTATGCATATCGAGTTATGGGTCGCTGCTACAACGAGATTGGCGATCCTTCTGGCGCGGAGAAAGCATTTCAAATGGCTGCGTCTGAGGCACCTAATACTCGCGAGCCATGGTGCGAATTAGCTATGCTCATGTATCGTCAATGTAGATGGGAAGAATGTTTTGCATATGCCATAAGAGCGTTGCGAATCACGGATAGGGCTTTGGTATACACATGTGATCCGGTAGTTTGGGGAGACCAGCCACATGATCTTGCTAGCATTTCGGCATACCATCTTGGACTGCTGTCTAAGTCGCTTGAACAGGCAGCTTTGGCTTGCGAAAAATCGCCAGATGATGGTCGCTTAAAGGCGAACTTGCTGTATATTCAAGAGGCTATCTTCAGTAAGGGGGAGAAAGTCGCATGATCCGGTGGACACTCAAACCTTAATCAATTTCGTGTTAGGGCTTGTCTTGGCTCTTGTTGGATGGCTTGCCCGCCAATTGTGGGATGCTGTCGAAAATCTTAAGAGAGATCTCCATCAAGTCGAAGTTGATTTACCAACTAACTACGTAAAACGTGAAGAATTTTTAGAATCATTAAAAGAAATTAAAGATTTGTGCCGACAAATATTTGATAAAGTAGACAGCCTTGAAAAAAGAAAGGCAGACAAGTAATGGACCCTCTTACGCTCCTAGCCGCAGCTAAAGTTAGTTATGAAGCCTTGAAGGCTGGCATTTCCGTTGGCAAAGAGCTGCAAGGCATGGCTGCGGATCTTGGTTCATTATTTGAAAGCGTAGCTGCGATTACCCGCGCCGCCGCAGAGCCTAAGGGTAGCTTAATGAGCGGCAAGTCGGCACAGCAGATTGCAATGGAAGCATATGCCGCAAAAGCTGAAGCCGAATCAATGATGGAAGATTTGAAGAATCACTTCATTGGAGAGTTTGGCATTGCCGCCTGGGATCAAGTTTTAGCCGCCACTACTCAAATTAAAAAACAACAGAAAGTTGATGCCCTTGATGCAGAAAAAGCACAAGAGGAACTGATGCATAATGTCATGGTCTGGGCTTCAGCATTTTTAGCAGTCATTGTTACTTTGATCTGCTGTGTTCTTGTCGCTGTTAGCCTCATTAACCACTAGGAGTTGCGCCATGCAAATGAGCCAAGAAGGAATTAATGCTCTTCTCAAGCAGTTTGAAGGGTGCAAGTTGAAGGCGTACCGGTGCCCAGCTGGCATTTTGACGATTGGTTATGGCCATACTTCTGCTGCTGGCGCCCCTAATGTCACAGAAGGCATGACAATTACCCAGCAGCAAGCAAACGACATTTTGAGCCGCGATCTTGTCAAGTACGAAACTGAAGTACACAATATGGTCAAGCAGCCGCTTACCCAACATGAATTTGATGTGCTAGTGGACTTTTGCTACAATGCTGGCGCTGGCGCGTTGAAATCATCTACTATGCTAAACAAAGTAAATGCAGCGCAATTTGCCGATGTGCCCGCTGAACTGATGAAATGGACCAAAGGAAAAATACCGGGTAAGGGTATGCAAGTACTGCCCGGATTGCTTCGCCGTCGCCAAGCTGAAAGCGCATGGTGGACTGCCGACGAAAAACCCGTGCCAAGTGCGTCTAAAGAAGAGCCCACGGTCTATGAGCATGAAGGGCGCACCGAGCCGGAGCCCCCGCTAGCGCCTTCTATGGCAAGCAGCAAACAAGGGAATGCAGCTCTTTTGACCGCCGGAATGGGTGGTCTAGGTGTTGCCAAGGAAGTAGCAGCGCAGGCCCAGGATGCGTCCGACACGGCAGATAAGATTATGGGCCTACTCCACAATCCAAACTTCGTCATCATGGCGGCGGTTATCGTTTGTGGCGCGGCAATTTGGTACTTCCGCAAACAGCACATGGAGGAGCATGGTGTTTAGTCTTCTCTTCACCCCAATAGGTCGTTATCTTGCGATTGCCGCCATTGTCGCGTTGGCCTTAAGCGGCGTCTACATGAAAATTAGGTCCGATGCCATTGCAGAGGTCGAGGCTGCGGCGACGGCTGATGCTCTAAGGAGAACACAAGATGCGATACGTGCTGGCGATGCTATTGATGTCTCCCCTTATGGGCTGCTCAAGTCTGACGGGCACAAGCG